TCCACGCATGGGCGCAAAAGTTCAAACCGCGTGTAATTATGTATGACAAATACGCCACAGCTTCTATTGCTCAAAGACTTCAGCAATCAGGGCAGAAATTAGAAGATTGCTCAGGCCAATCCTTCTATCAGGCTTGTGGTGAGATATTAGATGCGTTTGTGAATGTTCGTTTAGTTCACTCCGGCCAGAAAGAGCTGACAGAATCCTGGTTCTCGGTTGGTGCTAAGACAAATGACGCAGGTTGGCGAATAGTTAGACGCAAGTCAGCAGGAGACGTAACTAGCGCAATCTGCTCAGCGATGATTGTTCACTACTTGACAAAACCTCAATCAACACCTCAAATATATGTTTGACACGCGTCTCGAATAATGAGACAATACTTGCCAACTAGGGTAAGGTTGGTGTATGGGTTTATTCTCTCGCTTTAGCAAGCCAGCAATAATTGAAGCGCAGTATGCACCGCCGGTAATGGCCGACACTTACCAATACCAAATCCCTTACAACTTACTTTCAATAGATCGCATTAGCGCGATGTCTATTCCAGCCGTATCAAGATGCAGAAACCTTATTGCAAATACAATCGGCGCAATGGAATTGAAATTAGAATTAAAGCGCACTGACGAATACTTGCCAAAACTGCCGTGGATGGATCAACCATCACACAATCAACCTTACGCAGTTACAATGGCTTACACAGTAGATTCACTTCTATTCTTCGGCGTGGCTTATTGGGAAATTACAGAAGTTTATGCAGACAACGGCTATCCAGCAAGATTTAACTGGGTTGCTAACTCTCGCGTCATTCCTAAATACAACAAGACAAATACATTTATCGAAGGCTATCAAGTAGATGGCGCAGTTCGCCCTATGTCTGGTATTGGTTCACTTGTAACATTCCAAAGCATGACTGACGGCATTTTGCAAACAGGCGCACGCAGTTTGACAGCCGCTTTAGATTTAGATCGAGCATCTTCAATAGCAGCTGCAACCCCAATGCCTTCCGGCGTTCTAAAGAACACTGGCGCAGACTTAGGCGAGTCCGAAGTTCAAGGCTTACTAGCTGCATGGCGCAACGCACGTCAAAACCGAAGCACTGCTTATCTTACAAGCACACTAGAATTTCAACCTGCATCATTCTCACCTAAAGACATGATGCTAAATGAAGCAAAGCAATACATGGCAACTGAAATTGCAAGACTATGCAACGTGCCAGCGTATTACATCTCAGCTGACATGAACAACAGCATGACTTATGCAAACGTGCAAGATGAACGCCGTCAATTTGTGTCTCTATCTTTACAACCTTTTATCTCAGCAATCGAAGCGCGTCTGTCAATGAATGACATAACTCCATCAACACAAAAGATTTGTTTTGACTTGGAATCAGGATTCCTACGTGCTGACTCAATGGAACGCTTGTTAGTAATTGAAAAAATGTTGGCACTTGGACTAATTACAGTTCAGGATGCTATGGCAATGGAAGAACTATCACCGAACGGAAGTGCATCAGATGCAATTAACCTTCAGTAGCGACATAGAGTGCGATCAAGGCCGCAGACTAATCTCTGGCAAGATTGTGCCTTACGATGGCGAAATCGGACACACCTCAATCGGCAAAGTTGTATTTGAACAAGGTTCAATTCAACTGCCAGAACCAGGCAAGTCAAAATTACTTTTAGAACACGATGCCAAGAAGCCAATCGGCAAAGCCGTATCCTTCAACGAAACTCCTAATGGCGTTTACGCATCATTCAAAGTCTCCAACACTAGCCGCGGAACAGACTCACTAATCGAAGCATCAGACGGCCTTCGTTCAGGGCTTAGTGTTGGAGTCGAAGTTTTAGCATCACAACCACGTAACGGCGTGTTGTATGTCCAATCAGCAAGACTATTTGAAACAAGTCTTGTTCAAGCAGCTGCGTTTGACTCAGCAGCAGTAACTAGCGTTGCAGCATCAGCGGCAGAAACCGAAGATGAAGCACTAACCGAAATCCCACAATCAGAAAGTGAGGCCATCTTGGATACTCCAGATGCCGTAGCACCTGAGGCTGTAGTAGAAACCCCTGCGGTTGAAGCCTCACGCCCAACAGTAACAGCAGCAATGTATACTGCTCCACGCCTAGAGTTCACAAAGGAAAAATTCCTAGAGAACACAGTTCGTGCAAAACTCGGAGATGACAACGCACGTCAATATCTCCTAGCAGCAGCAAACACAACAGACAACGCTGGACTTGTTCCAACACGTCAGCTAACAGAAGTTATTAACCCACTTGCAAACGCAGATCGCCCATTCATTGACGCTATCTCAAAGGGTGTTCTACCTGATGCAGGTATGACTTTTGAAATCCCAAAGATTACACAAGTTCCAACAGTTGCAGTCACAGCTGAAGAAGGCACACCATCAAACACAGACTTGGAAGATTCTTATCTTTCAGTTGCAGTTCAGAAGTTTGCAGGACAACAGACATTCTCAGTTGAAATCCTTGATCGCTCAAGCCCAGCGTTCTTTGCTGAACTTGTTAAGAACATGGAATACGCATACGCAAAGGCAACAGATACTCGCGTTGGAGTAGTTATTGATGCTTATGCAACAGACGGTGGAAACCGCACAATGTCAGCAGCAAACCTTCTTGACTTCGTATCAGATGCAGCAGTATCTATTTACTCAGGCACACTAGGTTTTGCACAGAACATCATCGTATCTCCTGCACAATGGGGCGCAATCATGGGTCTTGTTGATGGAAATAATCGCGCAATTTATACTGCGACCCAACCACAAAACGCTGGCGGTAACGCATCACCTACTTCACTACAAGGCAACATCAACGGTCTAAACCTTTACGTTGATCGTAACCTTTCAGGAACAGGCGATGGATCAATCATCGTTGTTAACCCAGATTCTTACACATGGTATGAGTCACCAACATTCAAACTAGAAGCAGCAGTTATCGCTTCAGGTCAAATTAACGTAGCCTATTATGGCTATGGAGCCATTGCCCCTAAGGTCGGTACTGCAGGTGGTTATAAGTGGATGGTTGCTTAATTAGCAACTAGCAAACGTGTTGAAGGGGCTTTGTAGCCCTTAGCCCCTTCAATTTTAATTAGAGAGGAAATCATGCCAGCAACATATGTAACCGAAGCAGAACTGCGCACAGTTCTAGGTATCGGGTCTCTCTACACTTCGACTGTTGTTGAAGAATGCTGCTCTGCGGCCGAAGGGATTATTAAAGGGCATCTATGGTTTAACAACTATTACGCAGCTGCTCGAAGCCTGCAAGATAACTTTGCAACACTTTATTTCCAACAACCTCATGGCATGTATGTCGGACAGAGCGTGACTATTACTAATGCTGGTTCACCTTTCAACGGCACAAAGACAATTACTGAGATTAACGGCGCAGTCCAGGTATCTGCCCTCAACTACCAGAACTATTCTTTGACGGCTTACAACTATTCCATAACCTATGCAGCCACAGGCGCAGATCAGGTTAAGAACCCAATCCAACCATTCGCCACAGTAGCGGCTGGCACAAACATTGATTTTGCAACAGTCCCGGAAATTAGAGAAGCAACACTTATGATTGCCGTAGATATTTGGCAAGCAAGACAACTTTCAAACGCTGGTGGCGTAAGCCCTGACGGGTTCACTCCGTCACCTTATAGACTCGGGAACACTTTGCTAGCACGCGTGCGAGGTTTGATTGCGAATTACTTAAACCCAAGTGGACTAGTCGGATGACAGTTGCCGTCACAACTCTCCGTTCTACCATTGCAACGGCTTTAAGTAATCCGGCGGTATGGCAGGTATTTTCTTTTCCACCTGCCTCACCGCTGGCCAACAGCGTGGTTGTAGAACCTGATGATCCTTATATTGTGCCAAGCAATAACCAACATATAACCATTGCACCTTTGGCTAACTTTAGATTAAAACTTTATTTGCCATTACTTGACAATCAAGGCTCACTTGCAAGCATGGAAGATTTTATTGTTGACGTGTTTACTAAACTAGCGGCATCCACGCTAAAATATAACATTGGCTCTGTGTCTGGGGTATCGGTTGATACAACAGCTGGAGACCTTCTCACGACGGAAATTCGTCTGAGTATCTTAACGAGTTGGAGTTAATATGACCGATCTAACACCTGAGGATTTGGCTTTTCTTAAAAAGATTGGTCAAATCGAATCCACCCCAAAGGCATCAGCCAAGAAAGACGAGGAATAAATAATGAGCATTTTTCTTAACAATACAGTTGGCTTCAAAATCAACTCAGTTGATTTATCAGATCACGTTACAGCGTTTTCATTAAACCGCCAAGCAGATCAATTAGAAGTAACTGCAATGGGAGACACAGCCCACAAGTTCGTAACCGGACTTTCAGCTGACACCATCACAGTAACTTTTCTAAATGATGATGCAGCATCAGGCGCAGGTTCAGTAAGAGCAACACTACAAGGTGCATACGGCACAACCGTAGAGTTCAAGGCAGTTCAAGTAAAGGGTGCAACAACAACAATTTCATCAACAAACCCTCTTTACACAGGCACGATTCTTATTGACAACATGACAGACATCAACGGCTCAGTAGCAGATGAAGCGACATTTGATATAACCTTTACATGCAACAGCAAGACCGTTGTAGCAACAACAGGCACATTCTAAACAACTAACAGAAAAGGGCTAAAATGGCAAAGTTAAGAATAGTAAGGGTGGATGGTAGCGATACCACTCACCAAATCACACCAGCAATAGAGATTGCTTTTGAAGCGTATGCTAAGAAAGGTATGCACAAAGCCTTCCGCGAGGATGAGAAGCAAACCGATGTTTATTGGTTAGCCTGGGAATGTATCCGCAGATCGGGTGAAACCGTGAAGCCTTTTACTTCTCCAGACTTCATAGAATCTTTAGAGCGTGTGGAAGTTCTTGATGATGACCCCCTGGCTTAAGTAAGGAATCCCTGCACTATCTCATCGCAAGAATGAGCCTAGAAACGGGGATTCCTGCACAATCCTTTATAGACATGGATGTGCGAATGTTCAAAACGTATTTAATGGCTATGAAGGATAGGACAAGGGAGCAGAATAGTGGCAACGCAACTACTAGGCGCATCTGAACTCCGCACCGCCCTTCGTAGGTTTGAACCTGACCTAGCCAAAGA